ATACTTAATAACCTCATCACAAAATTTAGGTGTTAGTGCACTAGTAAAATACCAATAATAATTAGATATATTCATAAGATATAGTTTGCACAAAATTTAAACTATCCTCTTGGTTATTGGTTAAATAATACATGTTAGTAGATGGAAACATTATAAACTTATTGTTTTTTAATGGTATGTCCCAGCTTCTACCTTTACGTCTATTATCTTCATAATGTATTCTAACCATACAATTTTTAACATTAACACCATATAATAATGTGTAATCTGCTGAATTACGTAAGTCCACTGGATCTATATTTAATAAAGGAATTGTTGTCTCCGCAGGTTTATAAACATTTCCCCAAGTTTCTTTATTAATTAAGGTAAAGTTGTAATTTAAATTTATATGCTCTCTGATATAAGTATTAAGCATATCAAATGTTCGTGAAAATGGTAGAGGTGAATCTGTGACTTGTGATTTTAAAATATCGTCTTGTAATTTATTTCGGTCAATGTCCCAATCTTTAGGCATAGCCACATCACCGTAATATAATGCTATTTCAGATAATACTTTCTTTTGCATACCACCACCTTTTGTAATCTACGCCAAATCGTCTGTCAAGTCCCAAGATTGATTAGCTTCATTCCAATGATATACCCATACGTGAGTATCTGCAGCATTTTGAGCTTCTTGTTCTTCGGTTAATGCAGGAGCATCGCCGATCGGTGATTTCCAACTAGCAGTAGTATTATCTTTTACCCAAGATGGAAAAGGAGATGGAGGCCAAAAAACATTATTATTCTCATCCCAAGTATAACCTATACCTGCGTAGTTTCCTCTAAAAGGTGTACCCCCTAATTTATGTTGATTACCAGATGTGTTATAAGATGTTTGAATCCACATAGGTGCAGGCCAATTATTATGTGTCTCTAAATATTGTTGACCTACTGATTCATCTTCAACACCATCAGCATTTAACATATCTTTGTTATCAAGTGTTAATACACTTATAACTTTTCCGTTAACTCCTAATTTTGCAAAATGTGCCATAATGTTTCTCCTTATATATTAATTTTAAATATCAGTAAATACATATTAATTATTGAAATTTATACCTTATTATTACTATTCCTGAACCACCAGATCCACCTGAAGTTGGGTCTGAATTTGAATTACTTTGGGCTCCTCCACCGCCACCACCTGTGTTGACAGTGCCCGCAGTTCCACTACTTGCTGATGGACCATCTCCTCCATCTCCGCCACCACCTGCTCCACCACAACCTCCACCACTAGAACCAAATCCACCTCCTGCTCCACCACCTGCTCTTGCAACTGGTGATCCTGAAATAGAAGTTGTTGCCCCTGCTCCACCATCTCCACCATTACAATTTGATGATGCTCCACCCGCAGCTGTTGCTCCACCTCCAGCACCACCTGCATTTTCAGAACCGGTGTTGCCGTTAGTTCCTTGAGCTGGAGTTGTTGGAGGAGTATTTCCAGATCCTGCTGTACAATTATTAGCTCCTGCACCTCCACCTGATCCACCATTTCCACCATCACCACCTGGTGAAGGTCCACCTCTACCACCTTTGCCACCACCAGCAGATGTAATTGTACTAAATATTGAATTTGATCCAACTGTTCCTTCAAAACCAGTAGTAAAAGGACCAGTCTGACAGCCACCAGCACCACCACCACCTACTGTAATTGGAAAACCTGTTGCTGTAATTGTAATTCTATTTGGTGCGCTAGGCCTACCATCTAAAGGACTGGCTGTATAAGGTGTTACTGGAGATTTACTTTCTCTATAACCTCCCGCTCCTCCACCTGCACCACCAGTCTGTCCTGAAACATTTGATCCTGTTCCAGCTCCACCACCACCAGCTACAACGACATAAGAAACTTCATTATTTGCTGCACAAGCTGCAGCAGAAGAAACTGTAAAAGTTCCAGGACCTGTAAAAGTATGAATTTTGTCATTACCACAAGTTGTAATAGTCCCACCTGTTGCAACAATAAAATTAGATCCGCCAGAAATAAATTCATTTTCGTGCACTGTTTTCCAACCTACTGTCGAATCAACATAAATAAAAGTTAAACCTTGTCCTTCTGTAGAAATTATTAAATTACCATCAGCAGTACCACCATTAATTTTTTGTCCACTTGCAGGTGTAATTGTAAAAGCATTATCATCAAATGTTTTATTATAATCTTGTATTGAAACTATTGCACCTGCTGAACCAGATGGCATAGTCATTGTTATAGTGCCTGATGTAGTATCAACAAAATATCCTTCACCACTAACTGCAGTAAAGTTTCCTGTTTTAGCAGTTGTCTGCCAATCAACAGTCCCTGTTCTACCAAAACCTGATTGTGTTCCATTATTTGTAATTGTTGCACCAGCAGGAATTGTAATAGTGTCACCACTATCTCCTAATTGAACTGTGCCACAATTTGTTCTTGGACTTATTTTATTTACTTTTACTTCACTCATAATTTACCTATTGAAATTTGTATCTTATTACAACTATGCCAGATCCTCCTGTTCCATTACAACCTCCTCCACCACCATTACCTCTATTAGCTGTTCCTGCAGTATCAGCTCCTGCACCACAAGTAGCTGCATTTCCATCTGCTGTTGGTCCTAAACCTTTACCTGCTCCACCCGCAGCATAGACAACTGGAGATGCAGTAATTTCTGTTGTTACTCCTGCTCCACCTCCACCAGATCTTGCAGAAGTCCCAGAACCACCAACAGCGCCAGCGCCACCACCACCACCTGAAGAATTTGGCGGACTTGGGTCTCCATTTCCTCCATTTTGTCCTTGAGCTGGAGTTACTGGAGGTGTGTTTCCAGTACCACCAGTACCACTAGGTCCTCCACCGCCACCACCACCTGACCCTCCAGGGCCACCAGAAGTTGTAGGTCCTGGTGCATATGGGGCTCCACCACCGCCACCACCAGCGGCTGATGTTATTGTACTAAAAATAGATGGGTTTCCTGCAGCGTTAGGTCCAGCACCTGCTCCAACTGTAATTGGATAAGCTTGTGTTGTTATTGTAATTCTATTTCCTGGAGTAGGATATCCATCTAAAGGACTGGCTGTGTATGGAGTAACAGGATTTTTTACTTCTCTAAATCCTCCAGCTCCGGCTCCTCCTGGAGCTGGACTACTAGGATGACTACTACCACCAGCACCTACAACCATATATGATACTATATTTTGTGCTGCACAAGCTGCAAGGGCTGAAACTGTAAAAGTTCCTGGTCCTGTAAATGTATGAATTTTGCAATTTCCAGAAGTTGTTTCAGTTCCACCTGAAGCTAGTATAAAATTTGAACCTGTATCTGCAAAAACATTATCTTGAATTGATCTCCAACCAACTGTTGAATCAATATAAACTAAAGTAATTCCTTCGCCCTCTGTGCTTAAAACAACCGGACCTTCTCCACCATTAATTTTTTCTGAACCGTTTGGTGCAACTGTAAAAGAGTTTGTATCAAAAGTATTTCTATAATCTTGAAAAGAAACAATAGCACCTGCAGATCCTGCTGGTAAATTAGCAGTTACAGTTCCTCCATTTGTATCAACAAAAAATCCTTGTCCATTTACAGCTGTAAACGTTGATGTTTTAATATCACCTGTTTGCCAATCTACAGTCCCTGTTCTACCAAATCCTGTTTGTGTTGCACCAGATGCAAGGGCTACGGTTCCACCACATCTACCAATCGTAACTGCAGATCCATCCATAACAAGTGTATTACTTGCTCCTGATCCTATTGTTGTTGTAGTTCCACATCTTTGAATAATGTTAGTCCCACAAGCGTTTTGATGTTTATTTACTTTAATTGTACTTGTCATAATTATTGAAATTTATATCTGATCATTACTATACCAGATCCCCCGTTTGTACCATTAGGTGCATTTTCTGTATAAGATGAAGGTAAATTACCTCTACTACCACCACCGCCACCACCAGTGTTTGTTGTTCCATTTTTTGCTTGAGAAGCTGTAGCAGGGGGTTCATTACTTCCTTGACCACCGCCACCAGCACCACCTGCTCCTGAAGTTGTATCTGCTGATCCTCCTCCACCACCTGCAAAATATCTTGTACTAGAAACTGGACCTGATTCTCCATAACTTGGAGCTGTTGGACCAACAAATCCATCTGCAATAAAACTACCTACACCACCAGCACCACCTGTTGATTGACCTGGAGAAGTTCCACCCGCTGCTCCTGCTCCGCCACCACCAGCACCTCTTGCTGTTGGACTTACTGGAACACCACCAGGATTACCTTGAGACGGACTTACAGGAGGTGTATTACCATCTCCTGACCCTGTGTTTCCTTCGTGTGACCCACCACCACCTGATCCACCGCTTGCTGCTGTAGTTCCAGTAGAACCTGAATTAGAACCTGAACCAAAACCACCACCTGTTGAAGTAATTGTAGAAAAAACTGAATTTGCACCAGATGTTCCTGGATTAGCACCTGAACCTAAAGAAGCTCCTGCTCCTCCTGATCCAACTGTAATTGGAAAAGAAGTGGCTGTTGCTGTTAAACCCGTAGGATTTGCTAATGGAGAAGTTGTTGGTGCTGGTAAAGAATGTTGGTTAGACATTCTAAAACCACCTGCTCCACCTCCACCACCTGCCGAAGCTCCACCACCAGCTCCACCGCCAGCTACTACTAAATAGTCCATTTGATTTGGATTACCTGATGGACTTGGAGCTACAGAACAAACAGTAAAAGTTCCTGGTCCTGTAAAAATATGTGTTTTAAAATTACCACAAGTAACTATGGTTCCACCTGTAGCTTGTATAAAAGGAGGTGATCCTGTAACTGAATTGGATGTTTCTTGAACATTAATCCAACCTTCTGTTGAATCAACATATACAAAAGTTGCTGCTTGACCTTGTGTAGATAAAGTTGCACTAGCTGCAGTACCGCCGATTTTTTCTCCAGACTGGGGAGTAATTGTTAAATTATTTGTTTGAAAAGTTCTTGCATAATCTGCAACAGCTACAATTGCTCCAGCAGATCCTGAAGGTAAAGTCACAGTAAGTGCTCCACTGGTAGTATCCATAAAATAACCTCTGCCAGCCGCAGCTGCAAAACTACCTGTTTGAGGAGTTGTTTCCCATTTTACAGCTCCAATACCACCACTAAACGCTGCACCAGTTCCTAATACTACAGTGTCATTATTAGCACCTAGTGTTAAGGTAGTTCCGCATTGTGGTTCGACTGTGTTTACTTCTATCTTAGACATTAAATAACTACTACCGTTCCTGTTATAGTTTGTGTTCCAGTTATAGTTACAGGTCCAGCTAAAACTCCAGATGCAATTGTTTGATCTTGTGAAAGAGTTGTAGCATGTGTAACTAGATAATCTGTAGCTGTCATAGATGGAGACATAGCTCTCGATGCGGGTAGTGTACAAAATACATTTTTAGTACCTGCTGAAAAATCTACTTTGCTATCACTATTTGATGATGAGATAACTGTATCTCTTGATAAAGTATCAGGTGAAGCATCAGTAACTGTACCAATACCTACCTCAAACTCTCCTGCAGAATTATTTTCTATTGCATAGAAAGTTGTATTAGTTGTACCGATTCCTGAAACAAAACTTTCATAACCTTGCTCAGCTCCCGCAAGATTCAAAGTTCCTGTTCCAGTAGTTGTACTTGTTTCCTTAACTCTATCGTTAACTATTAAAGCCATTACTACTCCAAATTTTATTACGCGTCGCCGAGTCTAATAATAGCACTAGAAGAATTAGCAGTTGGAAACTGAACAACGAAATCTCCGTTTGTTGCAGTTTTTGTTCCGCCAAAATCTAGAACTAATACAGCTTCGTTACTACTACTCTTATAAATTAGTGCACCAACAGCAGACAATGTTACAGACGAAAAAGTTAAGTCTGCAAAGTCTACAAAAGCAATGTTACTAGAAACACTAACACCATTGTTAGTTAAAGCATTTCCACCTGAAGTATAGTTTGTTCCAGATGTAGAAACTTCGTTACTCGTAGTAAACGCAGTTGTTGATGTTGTTAAACCTGAAATGTCTGTGTACAGAGCAAGTTTAAAAGTTGATCCACCAGAGGAATCAAAATTAAACGTGCCTTTTAACAGGTCTGTTTTAAAAGAGTCAGGTACTACATTTGCCATTTATTTTTCTCCTTATGGTGATGGCGATTTAATCTGAGAACGAATAACGCCATCTTGATATTCGTCTCTACGTCTTCTACCTTCTTGTTCGATAGAGTACGATTTTGCAGCCCTTCTATATGACTGTTCATAGTATTGTAACAGATCCGCTGGACCTTTCAAGTATCCATATGCTTCTACCAGACATGCATACAAAAGTAAATCCTGATATTTATTGGATACATAAGTTCCTGCCGTGCTAGGTGTTCCTGAAGTTATTGTATCTGGTTGTTTTATATAAGCTAAAGTGATTTCAAACGTAGCGTTTGGTGTAGGCGCTACAACCCAAAAATTAGCGTCCCAATTTGCATAATATTTAGGTAACCCACTGGCTGTTGATGGAGTATTATAATACTCTGTCATAAAACTAGTATCTCTTTTTTCTAAAAAAACTTGATTATTAGAACTATCTTTTAATTGAACATACCTAATTGCTCTAAGATCAGATGGAATTGTAACATATCTGTTTCCAGATTGCAGATTTGATGTAGCATAAAATCTATTATCATCAGAATCTACTTCTCTATAAATTCTATTTTCAGCATTTTTAATTATTGTATTTAATACAGCAGTTGATAATACAGAGCTATCTACCTCTGTATAGTTTCTAATGTCATCTTGTAAATTTGTAAGTGTGTATGCCATTATGGTGATAGTGTAACCGGACCGGCCGATATACTTCCTCCTCCTATATCTGTGCTTGCAGTTGCTGTGCCTGCAGCCGTAAATGTATAATTATTAGCATCAACTTTAGTAATTGTAAATCCAGCA